ATTTTCTTGGCAGGCACTTTGCCTTCATTGATCATGTCCAAGAGTCCACGGCCATACTTGTTGACTGCTGATTTTTTGATTACATATTCGCCAATGTCAAGATTGACAGCGCCATCATCTGGACCAGGTGGGTTGGGGCCAAACATTAGGCCACCATGGACATAGCCACCCTTGGCCATGGCATTACCAGTTCCAGCTCCAGCGCTAGTTCCTACACCACCACCACCACCGCCATCACCACCGCCATCACCGCCATAAACTGGTGTTCCACCAAGCCTTGCAATTTCAGCGTCAGCCTGTGCTTTGGCTAAGTTAGCAGCCTCAATGCGGTCATACAGTCCTGGGTCATAACCACCCATTGGAGTATTGGCCACAAAGTTCTGATAAGGATTTTGGAATGGTTTCATTTGGCCCATGATTTGAGAATATGGGGATGCACCACCAACTGTCACCGCAGGGTTATATTGAGCGCCAATGGGGATAGACATGTAATTACCAAATGCACCACCAATGCCCATATTTGCACCTGGTGTAGTGGCCGTTGGTGGCGTATAAAACTTTCCACCAGCATTGTTCTGAATCCATGCTAAGTCAGCATCGGTCAGATTAAACATGTTTTTTGCTTGGGCTGATGTAATTTGATTTTGAGCTAATAGGCTGTTGAGTAAAGCAATGTCACCAGCTTTATATGCAGCCTCAAGCTGGGAATTTAAGCCAGTTTGAGTTGTGGATGTTGTCTTCAATGCAGCAGCTGCTTTAGCATCAGCTGCGGCTTTGGCATCAGCAATTGCTTTAGCATTTGCAGCCGCTTGTGCATTTGCAGCCGCTTTAGCATTTGCAGCAGCCAGGGCATCAGCAGCCGCTTTTTGTTGTGCAGCAAGTGCAGCAGCCGCAGCATTTGCAGCAGTTTGACCACTAGCACCTAATAAACCTTGAGATGTTGCAGCCTGTTGCTGTGCAGCAGCAATTGTGGCTGCTGAAGCTGTTCTGTCTTGTGCTGTACGCGCTGCAAGTTCTGCATCGGCAGCAGCTTTGGCAATTAATTCCGCTTGAGTTGTTGGCACTGCCGCAGCATATTTATCAGCAACACTTTGAGTCGTAACACCAGTCGCACGGGCTACATCCTCTGGACTGACACCAAGTCGATCCATTTCAATGCGCAATTCTGCTGGCGATTTTGTTTGCAAATTCTGTGCAACATAATCAAAAATGCGTTGATCAAATTGCGCTTGGGTCATGCCATTGTTTAGCGCCCAATCAAGTGCTGCTGATGCCATTGTCTTTCTCCTAAAGTTCCTTTGCCATTACAGTCCATTGAGGGCTGTAACCTTCGTCTTTCAAAAATGACTTTTGCCAGCCTCTTCGGCCTGCTAAAGTCACCCTGGTGCAGCCAATAGACTTGCCCCAGGATTCGATTAGTGGTCTCATCCTTGAGAGTTCATCTAGGTCGCCACCAGCCAGAAAATAATGCAAATTCTTAAGCCTGGGATAGACAATGATCTCTGTCAATACCACCGAGTCTTTGGCTGGCCACAGTTGTAGTCTGTGGTCCTGGACCATCTCGGCAATATCATCAAAATTGTGTGTGCCTCCAGAGTATTCTAATGCCGCCTCCACATGGTGGCGTAATCTCTCCAAATGTTCCTGGTCGCTCATCTCTTTCCTGATGGTTTGGCATCAAGTCGCATCACGCCAACACGCCAGTCAGCCAATGTGTCGCCAGTCACCTTGATATTGACCTGGCGTGCCGTAAAACGCACATCAGTTGGATTTGCTGCCGTATATGGACCATAAGTGGATTGAGCGCCTGTCGGATAGTTTCTGGCCTTAAATGAGACCACCACCTCACCCAATGTCTGCTCATCTGGGACAACTTCAGTCACCGACATCACATTGTCGCCATTACCCAATTGGATTGGTCCAGACTCAGCATAAACACTGGCAGAGCCGTAGTCAAAGCCCACCTCATGCTCGTAAATGTAGCCAGTGCTTGACACCATCAAAGGATAAGTAAACACGCCAGCATCAACACCAGCCAAACGGGCCATCGTGCCAATATTCCAGTGGTTTTCACGATAGTTGAAAGTCACATAAGAGTCGTTCTCATTGCTAGCGCTTGATGGATAGAACCACCAGATTTCGCCAAATTTACTGACATGGACCGCATAAATCTTGGATGCCTGGGCATAGTTGATGTTGTCAAAGATGTAATCTGATACATCGCTTGGCAATGGTTTGACATACCCGTCATAAATCCAAAAGCCTGCGCGTGACATCCAAATGGCTGCTGTATCAATGGCCGCCACAGCCTGGGCTGAAATGAGACCACAGCCAGAGCCAGCTTTCTCAAATCCATAGACAAATGGAGCGCCAACATACTGGGCTGTGTGGACATCCACATCGGTAAACAATAGATTCACACCCTTGACGCGCTTGCCAGCGATGAGTGAGCCTGGTGTGGCCAGATCATAGTCGCCTGCCAGGTTGTCGCCTGCTGGTGTCCACTGGGTATTGTCCTCCTGGTCGCACCACTGCACCTTGCGTGGATTGCCACCAGCGCCAAGGGCAAAGATGATGCGCTCTTGGGTGACAAGCACAGCCTTGTTACCAGTTGGTGCATTGGTGATTGCTGCGGCTTTTGTGGGCGTTGAAAAGCCAAGCTGCCACTCATAGAGCTTGCCATCAGTGCTTGAGCATGCGACCAAATATTCGCCCCAGGTGTCGAGTGACCAGGTGGTGGCTGCAATAGGTGTTCCAGTGTCTGGCCTTGCCACGCCATAGGCATAAGTGCCATAAGAGCTGTACCCATAGCCAGTCAGCACTGTGGAGCTTGCATAGCCACTGGTAAAACCTGTCGGTGTGATGTCTTTGAGTGTTCCAGCCTCATTCATCACATAGAGCTTTGAATGCGTGCCAGCAGCGATCCATCGGTTTGCGCTGTTGTCGCGCCAGGTGATGATGCCTCGGCATGAGCCAGTCATCTGTGAACTTGACCTGGTACGCCATCCATTGATGGGTCGCAGTGTCCCTTCATACCAGCGCACTAGGTTTGCGTCATACCAACGGCCTGCTGCCTGGTACTCAGTGCCATTTCGGAAAACGCCTGGAGGTAATTTGAGTGGTATGTACATGGTGAGAATTATGTAATGTTTGACACAAAGCTCATTGTCGCAATTAGCGAGGCCGTTGAGGGGTAATTTCCTGATGCTGCATAAGTTTGAATGCTTACTTGAGTGCTGTCAGTTTCCCACCAAAGTTCCACATAATCAGTTGCGTTTAAGCTCACAAAATAATTCCAGCCTACCAATGCATGGCCATTGACTGAGCCGTGTTTGCTTGGCACTGCAAAGAATCCAGTCGATCCAGTCACCACAGTCCCATTGATTTTTAGCCATACCCTTGCGTCATGGTCCTGGGAATCTGGGTTTTCAAACTGACCAGACCATTGCAAATTCCAAATGCCAGCATCAGCCACTGTAATTCTTGAATTGCTGGCCACACTCACGCCATTGGCGTAATCGACAGTATTAAGTGTCATGGCATAGGCCGTGTTGGCCGCTGCTGCTGTCTGATCAGCAGTGCTTTGGAAAGCCCCATAAGGGGCATTCATAAACCGACCACCTCTTGGGCCAAACAAAGACCCCAGGACACTTGACAGCTTTTTAAAATAAATGGTCAGACTTCCATTATTCTCATTGAAATGCCTGCGCTCATACACCTCGGTTGGATAACCAAGGGTCGGTGGAGACGGGTTTTCAAGCTGTTGTGTTTGGCTGGCCATGGGGTAATTATGTCAGGACAGACAGCGCATGGTTGATATGTTTGATCCGATCCTCCAGGCCAATAAACCCACCATTGATCTTTTTGGTCATGGTTTTGTAGTCCTGGCTGTCTGCATACTGGTTGAGTTTATGGGTGTCCCAAAACCATCCGGCAGTCAAAGCAGCATATTGAGGTGTGGCCACCAGCTCTGGCTGCATGATCAGGTCCACACCCAGCGCCTGGCCAGCGTGGTGGTAGTTCGCAGACCCTGTGAGCTGGATGCAGCCACGGCCTCTGAATCGATAGCCATCGCCACTGGCCTCATCCCGGTTGCCCATCCTGTTGCTGTAAACAGTGTTGGCGATGAGTTTTGGATTCCTGGCACACGCCTGGGCCTTGGCTGCATCAAAGCGCTTTGGCCAGAGCTTTTGCAGTGCTTCAGCTCGGTAATTCAGGTTTTCTTCAAGAATCTTAAACTGGCCACATTCATGGCCACACTGGCCAATAAAAGCAGCCTGACGCAATGGCGTTGAAATGTCAAAGCGCTGGAATGTTTCATTGAGTGCATCAACCCACTCTGGGCCAATATGCAGCCGTGCCAATTGTTCGCTATTGACCATTCAAAAGACTCCTCACTTCGTTGTAGGCGCTAACGCAGGCGTTGAGCTTTGTGATGGCTTTGTCTCCTTCGGCTGCGATGTCGATAAGAGCTGCAATAAGCGCTCGCTCAGATTCGCTTGCATCGGTGTTGCTATTTCCTGGGGCAGTGGCGGCATTTGGGCTGGCTTGTGGACAACTTGCGGCTGGGATGCGCAGCCGACCAGTCCTAGCAAGCTCATGCATAGCAGACTGTTTTTTCGTGATTTCATCTTGAGCCTTTCTGAGTTTTGTTTCATTGTCAGCCAGTTTAGAAGTCATGTTTTTTTCTAATTCTCTGGCCTCTTCATTCTTTTTGGCAATGGCAATCTGCATCTCTTTGTCTCTATCAGACCAGCCAAAGTGATATCCACCTCGGTATGAACCAAACAAAGCAATGCATACCGCCAAAGCAATATAGGGTATTGGAATGCCAAACATTATTCTGCCTCCTGTCTAGCAGCTGCCAATTGCACACGCTCATGGTCATCCTCAAGATGGTCTGGTGGCGTTGTTGGAGGTGGGCCAGGTGTCCAGGACTCATCCAGCTCTGGATTGGTCCAGGTCGGCATCGCGCCAAATGGCTGACTTGGGATGCCATTGGTGCTGGCTGTGAATCCATGGTTGTTTGAGTATCCAGTCGTTGGGGTTAAGTATCCAGTCGTTGGATTTAAGTATCCAGTTTGATATCCGGCAGCCATTGGCTGCATCATCATTGGCATTGGCTGCGCTGGAGGCTGTGGAGCGCCAAAAGCCTTCGCTCCAGCAGCCACAGCCCGTTTGCTCATCACGCCACCAATACCACCCACAATCAGCAGCACGATGTCGTTCAGCATCTTTGTATAAGCCTGGTCAATCGGGGCCATTGATTTGATTGGCTGGGTGACAAAAGTCACTGAATACAAAAGCGCCACCACAATGAAGCAAAGGATCAATGTGACCGCAACGACCACAAAACTCCAGACTCTGACCTCAATCTCATCAGGGGTTAGATTTTGCTTCTGGCTGGACATCTGTCACCTTCTTTTCAAGTATTGGCGCGACCAGGTATTCTGGACACTGCTGAGTAAATAAGCACTTGGGTTTCTGGCACTGCTCAATATGGAAATTGTCAGGATTCTGGCATGGGTATCGGTAGACATCTTTGCAGCCAGCCAGCAATAAAACCAAGAAAAGTGCTTTATACATAGAAGTCTAATTTTCTATTGGTGAATATCTCAAGTCTGAGCTTTTGCTGCTCTGCTCTTTTGTTGTACAACTCCAAGAGAATGTCATCAATTTTGCGCTCTGCCTTGGCAGATTTGACAGCCATTCTGTACTCTTCCTGGTGCTTTTCAATGCGCTTTTGAGTGGCATCGGTCTTATCTGGATAACCAGAGGCATCAACCATGGGAAACCATCTAATCTTATCGATCATTTTTTATCCTCCCTTTCTCTTGCCCTGGCGTAAAAATAAAGAATCTTTGCTCTCAATTCAGCAGAGTCGGCAGCCCCAGCCCATTCTGCCAATCTATTCCAAAGCACTACCAATTGCTCTGCCGTGCAGCTGTCACCATTTGTGGTCAGCCACCTGGACAATTGCATGTGCCTCAGAGTCGGATCACCTAGCCAACTGATTGCATAAAAGTCTGTCAACAAACACTGCTTGGGTTGTGCTGAAACAAGTAATGCAAAGCATAACAAGCACAGCACCAGCCATCTCATTTGGCCATTTCCGTTGAGGCCAAATTCATTCTGGTCTTAACAACTGTCAAGTCTGATGGCTCTTTGGAAAATCCCAAAGAAAAGTACCCTTCAAATTCGCCAATCTCTGGTGGGATTGATGCCCAGCAGGCAAATGTAGCGCCTTGTTTTGCTTCCCATTCAGAGGTTTTTCCAGTCACTTCTTGCTTGGCACAATAAACTTCGCCATTCATCATGGCAATCATTGCAGCATTGCGCACTGGGTCTTTGTTGAAGAGTGTGGAGTTGTAGCCATCAAATACAGTCTCACGGCCCTTTGGACCATAGGCCAGGAGTGTGGTGCGGCCATTGACCACCAGGTTTGCTTTGTGGACCACAATGGTGTCGGCCTCCAGGTCTTTCATCACACTCTGGGCGATTTTCTCAAGCACTGGCACTTCACGCAATGAAGACTTGTGGGTGTTGCTGGTGATTGCACCAAGAATGACCTGGCGCGAGTCCCAGGCAAAATACCCGGCAAATGCCAAGAATGAAAGCAAAATCACTGTGAATAGTTTGAACGGGTTATCAACCCATTTGATCAAGTCAATGACCTTATCTGTCGTTGTTTGATTCTTTGGCGCTGGTGTAGGCTTGGGGATGGACCGCTTGACAGCTGCCACCTTTGCTGGCGCTTTGGTAGTCGTTTTAGCTGTTTTCTTTGCAGTCACCATGGCTGAGTCCAAACAATGATAAAAAAAGACCAAATAATGGTGGCAGACAAAAGGACCGCAGCGATGAATGCCACGGCCCAGTCTTTCATAGCCCGAAAATTTTCTTGACGAATTCGGCAGCCACGCCTGGTCCAAGCAAAACTGCCAGGATTGCAGCGTAGAGCAAATACTCAATCTTGGTCATGCGTCTGTCGCCATCTTTCAATGTGTTGGCAATAGAGTTATATCGCTCTGCACAAATGGCTTCATGCACGGCCAGGCGCTTGTCAACATCAGCGTCCATGATTCAATTAAGGCGCGTCAGGCCAAGTGATGGTCCATGGAAATCCGGATTGACCAGTCACATCACGCAAAGCCTGGCGATAAGTGGCCCAGGCTGAGTCCAATGTTGTTGCAGTCTCAGCAGCCTTGATGACGCGCCAGTCGCATTCGGCCAGCTTGCTGTCGCGTGAGGCGCGCACAGATTTGGCTTGTTCAGCATC